TCCCAGCCCTCGGCTGTCAGAGTTTCGTCAACCTGCTTGGCAATGCGGCTGTCAATGTCCTTGCCGTCAGGCTTGTACCAAGAATTGCGCTCCATCCAGTCTGCGGCATTACGCTGCAAACGGGGGTCGGGGATGCTTGACTCCTGACGGGGCTGGGTGGCGTTCTTCTTCAGGTTACGCAGGGATTCGGCCTGTTGACGGGCCTCCATCCACATCTCCTGAGCCTTGGTCATGGCAGCGCCGTCACGGGACTCAGAAGCCTCGCTCAACTTCATCTTGGCGTAGTTGATGCGCAGCTCAGAGTCCTCAATCGCCTTGTCAATCCGAGCCAAGTCAGCAGAATGGGTCTTGCGCTCCACCACAGACAGGCGTGAGATCAGATCTTGATTCTGGCGTTCAAGCATTTGGAGCTTGATCTCTTTTTCGGCATTTGTCTGGCGGACAAGTTGCTTCTTGGTGCGGCGGCGGTCGCGCTTTACGGCACGCAGGGCATCGTTGTCATCGGGATGGTCATCATCGCCGTCAGTTTCCCCGCCTTCGGCCATCTTTGGCTCGTCGCGGTCTTCATCATCATCGCTGTCGTTGGACTGCGGGTTCGGGATGCTGTCAGGAAGGGCAACAGACGCAGAACCGTCTACCGCCTCCTTGACTTCGATTTGTTCGTCTTGTGTTTCTTTGGTCATGATTTACCTCAAATAAAAGAACGCATCTCAAGGGGACTGCATGTCACCTTGGCGATGATTTCGTGGTCATTCAGGATCATGAAAAGTGCAGGGTCCTCAAGGACATCCTCTTCAGGCACTTTCACTTCCCAGCGGTCACCGCCCCACTTAGGGACACGGATGTAGTCGCCAGCAACAACCCAAGAGCCTTCAGGCCAACTCTCCATGCTGTCGCGGTTCTTGAATGCAAGTGGACCAATGGCGATGACTTTTGCCACCATGTTGTTCCACTTTTCTGCTTCCTTGGTCTCTTCAACCAAGATAATCCCAGACCCAGTCGTTTTCTTTTTGGTACGGCGAAGTTGCACAAGTATCCGCCCACCTAGAGGTTTTGCGCCGGGTTCTACGCTCGGGAAAGCCCAAGCAATGTCAGCGTCGTTAAACGCTTCCGGTTCATTCATCATCATTGTCTTCTTTCAGAAGTTGATTCAATATTTGCATGGACTCAGCGAGTCCTGCGTAATGACCGACCATGCGCTGATATGTCTCCCATGAAGCAGCATTTCCATCCGCTAGGGACAAGCGTATTTCAGCTTGACGAGACTCTACCGCACCGATCAGATCAGAGAGGGTTTTCATTTTTTCTTCTGGCTCAGTGCGCCTCCTTTGGGTTGGGTTGGCTTGGCGTTGCCGCCTTGCGTCTTCAAGGATGAGCCGTCAAGTTTCTCGCCAGCGGCAATACGCTTGTGCATGGGCACACCTTCATTGTGGTAAGGGTTGGTAGCCATCAATATTCTCCAAGTTTGCGTTGTACCTCTTGCTGGAGGCGGATTGCAGTTTCAAACTGCTCGGTTTGCAACTCCTGATCCTTCTGGGTCAGGCGTGCAGTCTCGATGCGCTCTTTCGTGAGGTTGTCCACGGAGTTGAGCGCGATTTCAAGTTGCTCTTTGCGTTCGGCTTCGGTAGCGTCTTGCTGCATCTGCTGGATCTTGATTTGTGCATCTTGAGCATCCTTCTTGGCCCTACGCTCTGTCTCAGCCATGGATGTCTCGCGCAGCACCATCGCTTCGGGCGGCATCTCTGGCTTGGGTGACAGTTGCTGCATGGACTGCATAAGCTGCTGCACCAATGGGACGATCTGGTTAAACGCCTTCTCGCTGTCCATCTTGACATGCTGAGAGGCCAACGCAAAGACCTTGTCGATCTCTGCGGTCAGCGCCCTGTTCTCGTACTCTTCCTCGGTCAGCACCTTGTCGCCACGAGACTTGGTCACATACCCGTTCATGCGGTTCAAGTACCACATCACCATGTGCTGCTTGATGTGCTCCAGTGAGCGCGGCAAGTAGAACGAAGCCATGATGGGGTTGGAGCCAAAGACAGGGTTCAGCGCAAAGTCCAGATGGCTCTGAATGTGAGCCAAGTGGTCTTGGTGGATGTACGCAAAGCCGCTCTGACCCAAAGCCATGGCGACATTCTCATCCGCTGGCGTGCGCTCTTCAGGGGCTGGAGTGTCCTTGAGTAGCTCGTTGATGCCCGGAATCTTCAACTGCTTGAGCAGGCGCTGCTCCACAGCCTGACGGTTGTACAGGTCTGGAGCCTTGTCAGCACGAGCCAGCACAGCCTGCATCTGAGCCATACGCTGGGTCTCAGAGAAGATGTGGGGGTCAGACACTGGTACCACATCGGTGTTGCGCTTAAAGTCCTCTGAGGTGATCTCCAAGTCCTCAACGATCTCACCCTTGCGCTGGTCATCCAAGTACCAACGATTCAAGCGGCCAAGGATCTTGAGCACACGGGCCTGAGAGTCATGCAGACGGGCATGGATGGCCGAGAACACGGCAGCACCCTGCTCAATCAGCGCCTGAGTCGTGCCAACAGGGGTGTTGGAGTTGACATCAGCAATCTTCTCTTCTGCGGTGGTGACCACGCCACGGGCGGCTTTGTCAAGGTAGCCCACCAACTGGAACAGGACTGGCGATGGTGGGTTGAACGGCATCGGCATGGCGATCTTGCGGATGTCGTCCACGCCGGGTGCCCCTTCAACCTCAACGATCTGGGTGACATCAACCTGCTGGCTCTGGCCGCTGATCTTGGCTCCCTTGAGCTTGAGCATGGTGGCAGCGTTGTTGATGTGTGCGCTGTCCAGCAAAGCGCGGATGCCGCCAGTCAGGGCAGCGGACAGGCCACCAATCAGGTGAGGCAGGCCGATGGCATAGGCGCCCCGCCATGGGATGAACTTAAACTCCACAACCCAATCCAGCTTGGTCATGGTGTCGTCGCCGTCTTCCCAATTGCGGTACAGGCCAACAACCTCGTTGTCCAGCTCGTCGATCATCATGATGTACGGGGCTGACTCGCCTCCAGACTGGCCGTCATCGTCCAGCTCTAAGTGGCAGTAGACATGATAGACCGTGCGCTCACCGTCATCGTTGTCCTGCCACTTCTTGCCCTCAATCTTGTCGTTGGCCTTCTCAGCCGCAGACTGCTCGGGCTGCATGGTTGCGCGAATCAGGCTGATGTCGCGGTACAGACCAGTGCTGATGCGGCGCTTGAACTCCCACTCAGTGATGACATGGACCTCAGTCGCACGCTGGGCGGTGTAGAAGTTGGTGGCCGAGAACGGCACGATCACTCGGTCAATCGGCAAGAACTCAGCGCATGGGCGTTTCTTCTGCTCGTCGTACCAGAGCTTCATGTACTGAGAGCCGCCCAGTGGTAGCTGGGTCAGAAGCTGCTCCTGCTCATCGCGGAACTCTTCAATCTGCTCGGTAAGCTGCCAGTTCATGTAGTCGCGCTTGCGCTCGGCTCGGGCAGTCTTCTCTTCGTCAACCTGACCAATGATCTTGGTCTTGACGGGACCGTCTGGCGGGAACATCTCTTTAATGGCGCGGGAGGCAAAGTCCACGCAGGCCTCGGCCATGACAGGGTGGACTACCTTGGAGGCACCAGCAAAGGTCGCACCGCCGGGAGCGTCCTTGCCAAGACCCGTGCGCTTGAGGCCTTCCTCATACTGCTTGTCGCGCTCTTCACGAGCTTGCTTGTCCTTTTCGATCAAGTCGACGTAGCGCATGGCAAGGCTGTCAAGCTCACTGGGGTCGATGATCTCAGCAAGGTTCTGGTAGAACTCTTCGTCCTCCTGTGGACCTTGGGTGTCCATCTTGACCACCACAGAGCCGTCAGGCAGCTCTTCAATCTCAGAGTCGTCATCAGGCAGGTCAAACTCTAACTGCTCCTCCTGAGACTCTTGTGGTTCGTCGGCTATGCCTTGGACAAAGCGTCCATAGTCGGGTTCAATTGGGAACTCTGTAGCCATGAATCAATTCCTCTGCATCAGTTCCAGAAGCATAGCATCTGGGTTTTCGGTGAAATTTACCGGATTTTGAACCTGTTGTTCATCATTGGTGCGTAAGCCCTCGGGGGCTATTGTCGCTGTTCCTGTGCCTGCTGTACCAGCCCCGACAGGAATGCCGATCTGCTGGTACAGGGGCTGGCCCTTGGTGTTGATGTCTTCGCGCATCTGAGGGGTTACCTCAAAGGAGTGAACCTGCTTTGCTTCAGAGGGGTAAACAATTTCGCCCGAGGGCCGACCGTTAAAGTTGTAGGTTGTTTGCTTAGTTTCTGGATTTAGCTGGATGCCAATTTCATCGACCTTCACCCCGTACTGCTTGCCCAGCTTGTTAAGGTAGTCGGGCAGCATCTTGTCGTAGAAACCCTTCATGCCCTTGTCGCCAATTTTCAGATCAAGGCCACTCAAAGCACCGCTAGTTTCTTGGTCACGCAGAATTTTTTCCGCAACTTCTTTTCCAAGTTGGTTTTCTAATTCGCCTTGGCTAACCGTTTTTGGTGCAGTCAACGTCATCCCGTCTTTTTCTGGCGTAAATGTAATTTTTCCTTGAGGATTTTTTTCCCAAATAACCGTATCTACATACTTGCTGAGGTCGTATCGGTCAGCCTGCTCTGCGCCTTTTGTCAGGGCAACCGTGTCGTAGCCACCCTCAGCAGCCTCTTGCATTACCCTGCGCAGAGCCAGCTCTTGCCAATCTTTCTTGAACGGGGCATCGGGCAGTTTTTCTTGCTGGGATCTATTAAACAACTGGCGCTCTTGTGCATCTAAGTCGCTAACCCCTCGTCGGTGAGAATCTACCATTTTTGTGATGTCACTAAATCGGGCTTCTTTAATATAGACTGGCGCTCCATTTTCAGTAACAACATTGATAAGGTCGTCCCCCGCAAGTTCGGGCAAATCAAGGTCACGGTTTACTGAATTTTTACCTTCGATCCATTTAATCCCAGCATCGCCTTGCTGCGCAATTAAGTCGGACACCTTCATTTGCTGCCCGTTTATGTCGCCAAACCTTGATTTGTATTCCTCTTTGTAGCCTTTGTCACGGCCAGCTTGATGCCAGTCAGATTGGATCTCCTCAACGTGCAGGATCTTCTCGCCGTTGGGACCAGTGCGATCACTAACTCGGATGCTTGCCAGAATGTTTGGCTCACCACCAAAGTGCGCAGGGGTGCCGAGAAAGCCTTCACCCTTAGCGGCTGGCGCTTTCAGCAAGATCTCGCGGTAGTTCTCACCGCCGGGTATCGTGTACTTCTCGTGGTAGGGGCTGGGCCTGCCAATCCCATGATTGATCGAACCATCATCAATCAAAGATCGACGGGCTTCCTCTCGAAGCTCTTCCAAATTGTTTCTTATGTTAGACAAGTAGTTTTCTTCAGCCAACGCATCAATGTCGTCACCACGTTCGCCATAGTAACGAGCGTTCTCAACAGCTTTGTCGTAAGCCAGCTTGTCGGCCAAAGCATCAATTTCCTTTTGGCTTGGGTTGCCAAACACCTTCTCTTCAATCTTGACAGGAGGACGAGCCTCAAGCTCCTTGATGAACTGCTCCTTGGTCATCTTAGGCATGGCTTCAATCTCAGCCAGCTTGCGCCCCTTGAGTTCAGTCGCCTTAATGCCGGGAGCGGCCTTAACCTCGGCCATGAACTCCTTGCCAGTACCCGCTGGTCGCTTGAGGTTTTGCGCAGTCTTGTCAACAGCGGAGAAGAAGCCCTTTGCCAGCCCCTTGACCAGTCCACCACCAGCCAGCTCAAGCTGCATGACGTCTGGGTTGTCGGAAAACTGGACGGAGCCACCTTCTTTGTACCCACCACTGCGGCTCATGTACTCCATGATGCTTTTGTGATCTTTGGGGTTAAAGTGCCCCTGCTTCAGCCCTTCTTTGTAACGCATGACATTGTCAACCACACGTTGATTGATTGGCTGAGAAATTCCGCTGCCACGCTTCTCAATCGTGTTGACTATCATGGTTCTAAGCTGGTTCGGCGTTAGATTCTGATACTTGGGTTGACTGAGGAATGTAGTCTCCATGTATTGATACAAGTCAGGCATCATCAGCTCAAGCGGCATGCTTGGCATACTTCCAGCATACTTTCCTGCATTGGCCGAGTCGTATGACTGGTGCGTTGATGGCCTGATGTCAGCGTATGGGCTGGTTTCAATCATTGTGTTGCCAACAAACCCCTTTGGCAAACCCTCTAAGGTTGGGTCATGAATTGCCCCGTAGACATCTTCAATGTTAAAGCCAAGCATCTTTTGATACTCAGACTTTGACATGCGGTTCATCAAGCCCTTGCGGAGATCTCCAGCACTAAACCCATCGCCGCCTTCTCGTAGTTGCTTTAAGAACTCAGGAGAGCCAACCTGCGCAGCGTTCTTAAACTTGCCGCGCTCCTCTTCAAAAACAAACGAACGCAAGTCGTCAGTGATTCTGTTGACTTCTTTTTTGTTGGGGCTTGCCTGCTGAAATATGTCCATGACGATGTCTGTTGGCATCGTGGAATAGTTTGAGCCTGTGACGTCCATGGTGCTTGGCATCGTGAACACGCGACCTGTGCCTTGGTCAAACATATTGGCGAAGTACGCATCATTCACACGATCTTGCATGCGTTCAGCAATCTGCCTGCCCGAAGCTCCACCTACATTTGCCTGAATGTTGGCAATGTCTCTGGCAAAGTCTTGACCGCCCTCGGTGGTGATTTGGTTTGACAGTGGGATGTCTGAGACTTCCAATACCTTTTCGCCCCGACTGGTCGAGTCCCATGGGTTGGACATGACGCTTGAGCCTTGCTCGGTTTCAATGTTGAAGTCAGTCTTTGGAGCTAGGTTGCCAACAGATTGAGTTTTAAATCTTGACCCCACGGTTGGGTCAGGCTTCTGCGGGGTGTGGGGCAAATAAGCATACGAGCGTGATCCTTGCGCCATGTCCCTCATGATGTCAGCGCCAGCCCCGCCGCGCTCCATGATCTTGGGGACGTACTTCTCAGCCATGCGCTCACCAGCACGACCAGCGGCCATGGCTCCTTTGACGCCAGTCTTAACCGCGCCTTTGCCCAATGCGCCCACGCCCGTGGCCGTCCCAACCAGATCGGCGGTGTCGATGATTCTGGGGTCAAGGCGGAAGGTGCCGATGCCGCCAGTAGCGGCGTTACCGCCTCGTATCAATGCGCCCATGCCGTTGTAGGACACATCTTCTAGCAGGGAGGCGGCTCCGGGCAGACTAAGCAGCTCATCAACGCTAGTGCCGCCCAGAAGCGGGACACTGGGGCTGACCTCGTACTGGCTTGCAAACTCCTGCGCCTTGCGCACGGCATTGGCAATTGGGCCAGTGATTCGACTTTGCGGGGTAGGGCGAATCTCGCCACTGCCGTACATCATGTCGGCCAGTTTATTGCCGGTGGTCTTCTTTGTGGGCATCGTCAAGCCTCGGTATTGATTCTCTTTGATTATGCCTTCGGGGGTTTGTCAAGTCCAGCCTTGGGCAATCCTTACACAGCTTCAAGGCTTGGCACACGCCCAGCACCTTACATCGCGTATGGGTTCTCTTTGGCGCGGTGCTCCCATCCTGCGTCAATAACATCGTCTTCGTCATAAGTATCTGGTGGTGGCGGATCAATGTTCAGCCAGCCAGCGTCCCTGAGATACCGCAGGGCCTGCGAGGTGGCGTCCACATAGTCGTCGTGGGTCGTCTCAGGGAAGGAGCAGATCTGGCTCACCATGCCCTCAGCCCAGTCCCTGACAAACCCCTTACGGTTGCTCGACTCGGGTATCCAGACACGGCCAGCCTTAATGATGTTTGCCACGATGGACAGCCGCTGCACCTTGTCAGCCTTGCCCGGATTGTAGGAGCGCACGAATATGTGGGCACGCTGCAAGTCTTGGATCAGGGAGATCCCAGCGGCCTTGTCCTCCACCAGCACCAGATCCACCCGTCTGGCGTCCTTGCCCTCGCCATAGACCGTCTCGTACTCCTCAAGCACCTTCTCCTTCATGTCAGGGTACTGGAGCCTGTCCTGCCATGCGTCAATGACCAGCACGGACATCCCACCGTCCTGAGGCTTGAACACCCCGAAGGTGATCTGGGCTGTCGGGTCGTTCTGGGCCTTCTCGGTGTAGGCGCAGTCGTAGGACTGAAGGATGTACTCCAGCTTGGGCAGGGGCTTGTCAGCAGGCCAGAGCTTGAACCAGTCCCGCTTGACGATGCCGCCTTGCTCAGGGTCAAGGATCTCAGCGTAAATCTCCTGCTGCCCCAACTTGGTGCCCTCGTACTGGAGGATCTGCTTGCGAAAGCTGTCTGACAGGTTGTCAATGTTGGCGTAGGTCGAGGCGGTCGTCAGGTAGACATCTTCGCCCTCCTTGCCCACCAACTCGACAATCAAGTCCTTGGGTCTTGGGGTCGTGGTGCAGATCATGCGGGTCTTCCAGTCGGCGTCCACCTTCAGGCGCATACCGAACATGATCTGATCCCACGCTTCTTGCAGGTAGTCCCATGCGGCCAACTCGTCTGCCCAGCCACCATGGAACTGTGGCCCCCTGAACCGCTCAGGCTCTGATGCGGGTATACCCTTAATCAGACTGCCGTTGACCAGCTTCAACTCGTGCATCTGCTTGTTGTAGTCAGCGATCAGGATCTTGGGGATCACGGCCAGCAGGCCTGAGTCACCCTCAAAGCAGGTAGCTCGGACATCAGCGCTTGTTGGGGCGGATACCAGCCAGCGGGTGCCGGGGTGCTCCCATGCCCACCACCAGATCTGTTCGGCGGCGGTGCGGGTCTTTCCAGCCCCTCGTCCAGCCAGCAGCAGCCAGATCGACCACCAGTCCCCATGGGGCAGGATTTGGTGGTTGTGAGCTTCTGTGAGCCATTTAGCCCTCTTGGCGAAGGCCATCTTGTGGGCGTCAGGCGCATTGCTCAGAGCCTGCAAGACCTCGGGGTCCTGCAAGGTTGTCAGCAGGTCACTCCTCATTGGCCGTCTGGCGCTTGAGTTCTAGGTTCTTCACGGCTGCGGCCAAGATGGTCATGGCATCGTTCTGGATCTCCAGCGGGTTTTCAGAGTCACCAGCATGGACAAGGCGGTCGCCGTACTTCTTGGGCTTGAGCTTCATGGCCGTCCACTTACGGGCGTCCATCCTGTTCTTTTGCCACTGAAGGAAGGCATGGTCCAGCTTGTGCTCAATGAGAGCGCCAGTCTTCTTGTCGATCACGGCGATGATCTCAGGCTGCTCGTCAGCAATGGCGATGATCTCGTCAGCCAAAGTGTCAGCCTGATCTTCCCGTGCGCGAGTGTAGTGGTTGGCAAACTCAGGGTCGCGCAGCAACCAATCGTAGACCACAGTCCTGTCTGGCATCCCTTCGGTTTTGATTATCTCCCTTAGGCTTTCTCCCTCTGCTATGCGAGAACAGATGATGTCTCCTAGCTCCTTGGTGTACAGCGTAGGTCTGCCCACCTTTTTTTCTTTTGCGGGGATTTGTTCGGGTTTACCCTTGGTCGTCTGTTTATCGACGATTTGAGCGCTTGATGGCGTAGTAGAGGTGTCTACCATCACCGACAGGGTTTCAGTGGCCTGTGAGGCCGTTTTGGTGCTTTTGCGTGGCATCTCGTACTTTCAGAGACATATGGATGCCTGAAGTTTACCCTGATGTTCAAGAAACGCGCAAATGGGGTGTTGGTGGCCGGTACTGATCCCCGGCTTTCGGACTCATTACTCCCGCAGCAACTTCCGATACTCGCTGGGTTTCTTTTGCTGCGCATCAGCCTGCGCGTTCACCAACACGGCTGGGGATTGGTGGCCTACTCCAAGAACCCCCAGAGTCAATCCCCATGCGTGTTGATCCCCGATTTCTCGGGGCTTAAACTTTAAGTTCAAGCATCTTGCTTTTCTTGCTGCCCTTTGAGCATAGTCAGGATCTCGGCCATGGTCAAGTGGGGGTGGCGCTCAATCTGCTCCAGCACGTAGGCGTAGCCAGCGTTGAACCCCTCTATGTACTCACTCATGATGGTCTCGGTCATGTGTTTTTCTGCCTTAGCTTGGCTTCTGCCCATTCAACAGCAAGCTCCCAAACTACCGCATCGTTTGATAAGGGTGGCTTGCTTGCATCAATCTCCTCATCCGTCAGCCCTACCCACGGTTTCTTGTAGACCTGTGTGTCATCGTCTTCTTCGGTCATGCTTGTCCCCTTGCTCGGATGACGTTTGAATCACTTGCCAATGAATACGAATCATGTAACTGTCGCAATACCGCACAGAACTTCTCACGCTCATCAGCACGGACAAGGGCGGCAAAGCGTCTAGCAGCGTCTGCCCAATCTGGGTGATTGACGGGTAGCTTTGCCTCCAGCGCCATGCGGATGATGTCTTCTTGTGTCATGTGGAAGCCTCAAGAAGTTTGTTGAAGGAAATGGGAGCAAGTTTTGCGTCACGTAAATTACCGTTCAGCGCTGGACGCAGGATGTGGATGTACAACGATTCAAGAGTGTCAAGAATTTTTTTCTTGCAGGGTATAAACGCAAAGCTGTCAAACACTTTGTCGTTATGACTTGCAATCCTTGCATACACGTTGACTGATTGTCCAACATAGACAACCTTGTCGTTGTCAATTAAAAAATAAACTCCTGTTGCCAACTCCCAAGTGTTGGCAGATTTTACAATTTGCTCTTCACTTAAAAATGCTTTGTTTGTCAAGGTCAACGCTGCGTTGTTAACCGCTTCAAGTTTTTTTAAACTGTCGAGCTTGTTTTTTAATGCTTTGATTTCGCACTTCAAAACGTCTCGTTGTTCAATGTCCGCAAGCCTTTGAGCATTGCGCTCTCGTATATTTTTTTGCCTCGTGGCTACCGACTTGGCAGCAATGACTTTGCGCTCTTCTGGTGTTTTGTTTTTCATCAAGTTCATATCAAAAGACTCCAAACCCAAGCGCCTGTGGCAAAAATTATTGCAACGACCACAGCTACTCCAAACAGAACAAAGCCGACTGCGATGCTGCCGATCACTTGCCATGTTTCAGGCACTGGCTCGGCTTCCTCAACAAGTCGATGGGTTGTGTTCCTTGTGCCACCACTGCCAACAGGAAGTTGGTTTGGCTCTGGCAACTCAGAGGCTGTGAAATGGCAATGCCAGATGCACTGAGGCTTGTGTGGGCAGATGGTACGGCCTGTGTCGCACATCCTGTTCATGATGGCTCCTTCACTTCTTCTACTGCCAGATACGCCTTCAGCCGCTTGATGCGCTGCTTCTGGCAAGTGACCATAGCCTGCGCATACTCCACGCCAGCCTCTGCCTTCAGCAGATCATGCTCTGCGTGAAGTAGTTCGTGTGTTGCGGCCTGCGCTGGCGTTATGGTTTTTACCATTGTCTTTAGTTCTGCCCACATATATCTAAACATCACAGCCTCACTTCACTAGAACGTCAAAGAAAACCAGCATCAGGATCACTCCTAAGCCAACCAGAACGACAGCGCCCAATACGCTGATCAACAATGATCTGGCTTGATCATGGTTTTGCTGAGTAAAGTAGGTCTGTTTCATTTTTCCTCCGAGTACTCAACAGCCAGAAGTTTGCTGATGCGCTCATTGATCTCATCAACGGACTTCTGAAAGTCAGCCATGACTTTTTGCTTCTGCTTCTCCAGCGCAGCAATCTGCTGGGCGCGGGGGTCGTAGTCTTCAGGGACTTCAATCTCAACCTCCTGTTCGCCAACATAAGTGCGGTAGTCGGTGTCTTCCAGCTTGATGCTGAACAAATCAAACCTGCCCTCAGTCTCCCAAGAGTGTTTGACAAAGTGAATGTGTGCAGTGATTTGGATTTTCATGATGATCTCCTGATTAACGGCTGGTGGTTTTGACAGAGAAGACGGCGGTGACCTTGGTGTTGTCAATGATCACATCCTCAGGGATGTTGCAGACCTTGGCAATTGCCTTCCAGTCGGTGACCTTGCGATTGGCTTCGATCACAGTGGCCTTGAACAGGTTGCCCTCAAACACGTTGCTTGCGCCAGCAATAGTGGCGGCGTCTTTGATAGATGCCTTGATGGCATCAGCCTTAACTTCCAACTCTGCAATCTGAGCCAAGATAAAACCCAGTTGATCAACTTGGGTCAGAGCGATGTCGTTTGCATTCATGATTTGCCTTTCAGTTACACAGCGTCTTTGCTGTAGATGTATTTGAACACAAAATTCAAGGTTCCTAATGCATTTGTAAAAATAAATCTAGGTGCTTTCCCTAATCCTGCGAATCGTCACGTTCAGCGCTGCCAACTCGTTCATTTTCTTGATGTTCCACATCCTGCGTTGGCCGTGCAGCCCAAGGATGGGGCCACGGTGGCAGTCCACGCACAGAGCCACGCAGGTGTACTGCAAGCCCTGCTCGATGTGATGAGCCTCGCTCGGGCCAGCGGCGTCACAGACAGAGCACGGCAGGGACTTGACCGTGGCAAGGTACAGGCGCTCCTTGGCGTTCAGCTTGTTGTTCAAAGGGTGGCCTTGACGATATTTCGGCTGCTGGTCTCCTGAGACCGCCAGACCTCGATACGAGCCTGCGCGGCTATCAGCATCCACCGAAGCTGCTCACGCTGCTTTACGGCCTCCTGCAAGGCCAACAGGTGGTCTCTGTAGATCTGACTGGCATAGGCCTCCCTCTCCTGCATGGCGGCGGTCTTATGGCCGTTTAACTCAGCCTCCTTCATACCTTCGGCCTTGATCGTCTTGCGTAGCTCCTCCATGTACACCTTGTTTGCCTCAGCATGGGCGTACTCACCAGACTTGGCAATCATGTAATCAACGGCTGCTTGTGGGTCAATCAACTTTTCGCTCATGTGGTCTTCTCCAAAATAGGTCTCATCTTTTTTTGCTCGAACTCTCTCCTGATCAGCATGGTCGCCCTTTCCATATCCTTGATGGTGATCAAGTCCATCTGGGCATCGTGTAGCTCCATGATGTCGTTCAGGTGGCTCATCTCCTGAGCCTTCAGGGTAAAGCGGCTGGTCTCAGCGCCACGCAGACCGACACAGTGCAAAGCATCAAGCCCCTGCTGCACGATGTGGCCGTACTCCTCACCGAACCCCATCCGATACAACGCTTCAGTCACATTGACCATGCTGATCAGCACATCCATGTCCTTGCGGGTAGCCAGCCCTTGGGTCAGGCTGCTCATTGCGCCATGGTTTTTGATCTTCAAGTCGAGCAGGTAGCTGTCATGCCGACTCACTGGAACCATGCTCTCCAACACATAGGCCAGAGGATTCGCAAAAACTGGTTTTGGCCTGTAAGCGCTTCTTTTTTTCATGCTATTTATTTGAACAGAAAATTCAAGTCACATCAACATCAACAATCATTTTTCCCGGCTTCTTGCCGTGCTCACGAAAAATGACCAGCGGCTGGAACTGTTGGTCGTTAACGCCCAAAGCATCAGCCATGCCGTCCAGACCAGCCTTGGCAGCGGCAAGGCAGTTGTCGGCATCCCTGTGCCGCTTGTCAGGCGTTATGAAGGTCACCGTCAGCTTGATGTGCTTCTCGGTTGGCGTCCAGTTCTTGATCTGGCCCTTGGTCAACCAAGCGCTGTTGTCACGGTACAACGTCTTGGCTTTGTGCGTTACCGTCCAGTGCGTGCCCTTGGCCCTGTTGGGGAACAGGCAGGCTGGGGGGAAGTCAAGCTCTACTCTCATCGTGCAATGCGGCTTCTAATGGCCTCAGAGGCGTTTTTCAGGGCTGTGGCTACCTCACCCTCATCTTCTTGGGCTGCAAGCTCTGCAACGAGATCTGAGCAGGCCTCGTTGGTAATTTTGATGGCCTGCTTGGTGGTCTCAATTGCCACCTGCATGATCTCGGCCTTGCCCAACGCGAGAGCCTCATCAAACTCGGACTGGGTGAACATGGTGACATGACCACCACCAGACAGGATCTGTCGGGCCAGTTGGCTCAACTCTTTTTTCTCAGACATTTGCTTTCTCCTTGTTCATTCGGGTTCTCAGGTCATCAAGGGCTGGTCTGCCCCTGCGTTTTTCGATGTCATCGCAGACTGTTGTCCACCATGATCTGGCGGCTGCGTATCCGACTTCTCCAGTCTTCCTCTGGTACCTCGCAATCCACTCTCGGGCCTCGCAGTCTTTCAGGTGCTCTAAGGTCTCCAGTGACCCATAGGGATCGTCGAATGATGGACGAGCTAATGCAGACCCCCTCACGAACTGCATCAAGGTTTTTTTTGGCTTCTTCACGGGTCATGCCAGTTCCAAAGACAGTTGGCTAAGTCTTTTCTTTTGCAGCGCCTCGTACTCTAAATTGAGTTCACACCCAAGGTACTGTCGCCCAAGGTCTTGCGCTACCTGTGCTGTTGTTCCGCTACCCATAAACGGGTCAAGAACAATGCCGCCCACTGGTGCGCCAGCAAGAATGCAAGGCTCAATCAATTCTTCTGGGAATACGGCAAAGTGTGCGCCAGCGTAAGGCTTGGTGGTGACAGTCCAGACGCTGCGCTTGTTTGCGCCCTTAATTTCGTCGTATTCAACAATTACATTCTCTGGGTTATGCGGTACACCCCAATGCTCACGACTTCTAGTTTTTGAATCTCCAGAGCGTCTAACTCCAGCCTTCCCATTTGTTGTTTCTTTAATTTCTTCCCTGATAGATTCTCTGTCGTAGTGATACCTCTCTGACTTGCTCATTAAAAAAATGTACTCATGCGCCTTAGTGCATCGGTCTTGCACTGACTCAGGCATGGGGTTTGGCTTGTGCCAGATGATGTCTTGCCGCAGATACCAGCCATCGGCGCGGAGGGCAAAGGCCAGCATCCACGGAATACCGATCAGGTCTTTTTCCTTTAAGCCGTCAAGTTTTAAGCCTCGCTTATGGCAAACCTCGACCTCTGAAAATTTTTGGCTTGCAATTGATTGTTTGCCTTGGCGCTGGCCTTGGCCAGGCCGGTAGTTGTAATAGCTGTCCCCAATGTTCAGCCAAAGCGTCCCATCATCCTCCAGCACATCCCACACGCATCTGAATACCTCGACCATTGCCTTGATGTATTCCTCTGGTGTTTCCTCAAGGCCAATCTGCCCCTCATGGCCGTAGTCGCGCAGCCCGTAATAAGGAGGGCTGGTCACGCATGTCTGCGCCTTGATGCCCTGTTCTTTCCATTTCCGCATGGTCTCGCGGCAGTCTCCAAATTCAATCTTATTCATGGTCAACCTTTCTGGACATAATTCCTGCTTTCATTTCCTGCTTTAGCTCCTCCAGCTTGGCAAGAGCCTCCGACCTGACAATTTCGGCACGAACACGCTCGTACTGGGTCTGCTGCTTCTCAATCAAAACAACGGGCTTCATGGGGATGGCAGGGCCAGCCTTGCAGGCGTTCCTGAAGGCAATGGCCGAAGGCGGCATGTTTGGCGGTAGAAGAGCCAAAGCGTACTCAAGCGATGGCCTGTAAGTCAGGAAGCCGCCCAACTCCTTTTGCCAGACAGAGCGCACAAGCTCAGGCTCAACCTGCTCCCAATGACGGGTGAAGCTGGCACCGTAGGCAGCGCTCATGTAGCCAAAGATGTAGTCCAAGCCCTGCTCGGGTTCGCAGAAGTCAGTTTCCAAGTAGTTTGACATTTTTGCCACTCCCTAAAAGTCCACGAGTCAAGCCACTGATAACTTCAGCATTGCGGTCGCCCTGTGTTTTGAACGTACTTGATGGAACCTTCCCAGCCTCGTTTTGGGCTTTCGACAGCCAAGCATTCACAAACCGTGGAATGCCCGTAGAAGTTTTTTGCATGGTCGGGTTTGACATTGCCCAAACCCGCATCTTCTGTAACTCAGCCTGAACATCAACAGCAGGGTAGGCCTTTGACCACTCATTGACCATCTCTTGATTGACCCCGTAAACCTTGTTGCCAAGAATTGGAACCTCAACGACTGGCTGAGAGACGCTTTGCGGCTCGACGCTAAACTCTGTCTCTCTCTCTTTCTTTGTCTCTGTCTCTGTCTCTCTCTCTGTCTCTAGTAGATCATCTTGATCTCTTGCTGATATCACGCTGATATCATCTTGTTCCAGCCAGTGAGACAGCTTGATAAGTGATACTTCAGTATCCTTTTCTGTCATTCTGAGCCGAAAAGCTAACTTTTTGATGTCTGGCAAGCAGCCGTCAAACTCACTGGCGATGAGCCAGATCATGACCAGCACTTTGGCCGACTTTGGGTCTAGCTCGTGCCACTCAATGTCGTCAAGAATCTCCCTGTACAGCTTGATCCATGGTGGACGACGATCCTTAAAGTGTTGGAACTGCGACCAATTTTTGATCTTCATAAAAACCCCAAAAAAAAGGGGCTACACCTGCTGTCTCGCTCTTTCGAGCGTTGGCGGACTGGCGTAGTACCAGCAGACAGCATGTGTAACCCCACTACGAAAACGCCGCCAAGCGTCATAGGTCGAAATCATATCATCCAAATAAATCAGGGCGCAAGTCCTTACGTGTCACCAGACCCCCTGTAGCGTCCTCTATGGCCCTTGCCAGCACTGGGCTGGGTTGACGCTTGAAGTTGATCAGCTTGGACATCCACTCGACACTGATCCCAAGATGCAGTGCCATCTCAATCTTTGCGCCACGAGGCTCTTCGGAAAAGTACTGTTGA